TCTTTTCAATTTCATATAATCACGAGGATCAGTAGGATCAAGTTCTGGATATGCTTTTAATATTGTTGGATCAATTCTACCCTTGTTGTTTACTCTTCTTTTTGCTAAATCAGTATCATCGAAAAAACTTGCTTCGTAATTTCTAGGATCACGAAAATCAAAATTTTCTGGTGTTACATTAATTTCTTGTTTATTTTGCTTTCTTTCTTCTTTCGTTGCTGGATCAATTCGATCTGCATATTCAATTATATCCATAGCTTGTGCTTTTTCATTTGCAGATAGATCTTCGTTTTGTAATGCTCTCGCATATATCTCTTGAACACGATCTATACTATTACCTTTACTTCTAAAATTACCAATAAGACCTTTTATTTTTCTAAGTTTTTCTTCTTTACTCATCTCCAAGTAATTTTCATTTTCTTTTAAGAAAACTGCTTCCCTCTGAAATTCTTTTTGGAAAAAATCTCTCGCAAACCTTTCAACAGGATTTGATGGTTTTTTATCAAATACATTTTCTCCAGTTGTGAGTTGTTTTATTCTTTTCCTTATTGCATCAAGTTCATCATCCTCTTTTGAAGTTTTGCTTTTGTTTTCTAAAACATTTTTTCTTTCTTCTAATCGTTGTATTTCTTTTTCAGTTGCTTTTATTCTTGCCTCTTGTCTTGTTATAAACTCTCTTTTATCACCTGATTCTCTATCTTCTTTCAATATCTTATCCATCTCTTCTTCAATTTTATTTTCACTCTCTATCTCAAGATTTCTTGTGGCTGGGTCTTTAAATCTATCACCAAAAAAATCACGGAGCACTTCTGCGATCAAACCCTGTAGTGTATTATATAAACCCTTTGCTTTATCCATTATAAATCCAGCAATTTTGTCTCTATTTTTAATCAAATAATTTATTAAAAATCCACCACCAACAAGACCTGCACCAATACCTAGAGCACCAAGAACAATTGGATTTGCTAAAAGACTGACTAAACTTAATATACCACCTAACCCAAGTCCAAAGAAACCTTTATTGTTTTTAGTTTTTTCTCCAATCAATTTTACATTCTTAGATACTTCTGATCTTAATAACTTTGCAATTTCAAATGTTGCAACTAAAGAATCTCTTATTG